GATTCTCTCCAATTAAGGAGTTGAATATGGATATCTTAAAAGCATTTGGTGATTTTAATATAGATAACTATATAGGAAACCCATCAGATGAATATAGAACAACTTACAAAGAATTAGATACATTAAGACATTATTATTTTGAAAGATTAGAAAATAGAGATATCTACGAATATATAAGATTAGTTAAATACATTGATAGGTCTTTATTCGATACTTTAATTGAATTAGCACCTGCAAGAACTAATGTAGTAAAGGGATTATTAATTGAACCACACTTTTTGGAAAGAAGTAAAATTAAGTGGACGAAACCGGTATCCGAAAGAAATGACTTTGAATCAAATATTGATACGAAGAAAAATATAACTACAACATCTGATTTTTTGGTAGAGGAAGCTAACTTAAACGTAGATAATATCAGTCAATTGGCAGGCGAATTGAATAATTATGATTCAGCTATTGATATATCTGATACATCGATAGTAGGTCAAAGTATAATGTATAATGGTGAAATTGTAAATTCTATAAAACCAGAACTTGAAGCGAGTGCACCATTTTTTGATACCAAAATACAATGTCCAGTTGGTGCTAGTTTAATTGGTGAAGCCGATTCAATGACATTTACCGAAATTGGAATGGACCCGAATTCTTTAGCAAATAGAGGATTTGGATTGTACTCAAAGAATGGCGTTGCCAAAATTAATTATTTTGATAATATTTTTGGAAATCACACATCAAGTAGAAGTAACGTATATGTTGTAAAAGAACAATATACTCAAAAAATAAACACTCAAGTTGCGGGATGGCCGGTAAATGGCGCTGCTTTAGGAGAACCCGTAAGATACGTTAAAACACCAGTTACATTATATAGGTATAAAGTTTCAACACTAGCATTTAGTGGAAGTATATCAATTGGAAATGAAATTGTTGGTGTAGAAACGATTAAAGGGTATTTACCAACACACTACAAATATGTGAACAATTTATCTGAAGGATTAAGACGTTCATATTTTAAAGGGTCTGTTCAAAATTCATCAACCACACCGGATGGACTAAGTGCGGTAGAAACATTTATAACAAATCCTAATATTCTTAAAGTTGCTAAGACTGGTAGAGGTAGTGGAGAGCCGATTTTGGAAGTTGATTAATTTTAAGAAACGGTTATAGGAATTAATAATTGAAAATAATAATTGGTTATATTTATATTTTAGAAATAAAGAATTAAAAAAAATAATATCAAATGGCATATTTAGATAACACAGAAATCACAGTAGATGCAATTCTTACCAAAAAAGGTAGACAAAAATTAGCATCTGGACAATCATTGAACATTACAAAGTTCGCTTTGGGAGATGATGAGATTGATTACACACTGTATGAACCAGCTCACCCAAAGGGTTCGGCTTATTACGATTCGGCAATTAGAGCTATTCCTATTACGGAAGCTTCTCCCGATGAAACTCAGGTATTGAGATATAAATTAGTTACCCTTCCAAAAGGAACTACTCAAATCCCAACTGTAAGATTGGGTGTACCTTCGATTAGTGTAAACCAAAGTGAAGGAGCGGTTGGACTATTACCAACTACATCGCCTGCAGGAAATGCAAGTACTGGATATACTATGGTATTAGCAGACCAAAGAGCAGGTACGTTGACAGTAACTAGAGGAGCAAGTGGAACAGGTACAACATTGTTTTTAGGAGATGAGATAACAACAACTGCGCAGGTTGTAACCGGTTTGGAATTTAGATTTACTCCAAATCCAAGTTTAACGTTAGATGTATCTACAACCATTACCGTATATGGTAATGAAACTGGAGGTTCTCAAACTATTCCTGTAATCGTAACTTATAAAGCATAATAAAAAGACATAACAAATGGCACTAATTAATGACCCAAATATAACCTCCCAGATAGCAGCATTAGCTAATACTGGAACGGTAGATTCAAATCAACTTGTAACACTTTTAAATTCGGTATTACCTGCAGGACAACAAATATCAACTGTTGGAGCGCAAACAACTGGTATTTATAAAAGATTCGGTGAATTTGATAAAGTAAACGCAAAAATAGAAATTGTAACAACTGGTTTATGGACCGGTGATTCTGGTTCTTTAAATAATGCATTTACATCATCTACACAAATAGCACAACAAAGTGGACAATATTATTACAATGTGTATGACTTGTCACCAGCAACTACCGATGAAGAAGAAGTTCAATTTGCAATAGCTTATGGACACGTTGATGGTAGTGGTTCTGCGGCTTTATCAGTTGATGATAATTCATTATTGGCAACAAAAGCAACATACGCACAATATAAATCAATGTTGTTAGACCCAATTGATTCTAAATTTAATTTTGATAATTCAACTAATATTGCAACTGATGCAAATGCTTGTTATTTTATAAACTTAGCTAGAAATAGATTTAGAGAAAGTATGGATGCGGGTAACTGGTCATTAAAACTTTCTGGTTCTAATGGTATTTTTACATTCATTGATAATAGTGGTAAGAAATTTGGAGATACTTATGGATTAGCTGGTAATGTATTTAAAGTAGTTTCTGGTTCATTGGAATTGGGAACTCAAAGTGAAGCAACAATCAAACATTCAGCGGATATAGCTACTGACTTAAAAGCAGGACATACAGCAACAGGCGAAGGATTCGGAGAATTCTATCCTGAAAGAGGTATTATAGTTCTTAACGCCAAAGCTGTTGGTAATGTGGTTGGTAATGTTGGTGGAGATGTTGGTTCTGTAAATACAGGTAGTTTACAAGGTGGTATAGCAACAACACATGAAGCATATAATCAAAAATTATTGTTCTTCGCAATTAAAAAAGGTGGCGATTTTGAAGCACGTAGAACTGAAAATATTTCTACTCAACACTTCTTTGTAAGAGCAACGAATAGAGAATTTAACTATTCTAATAACCCTACATATGTAGATGCTAATGGATTCTTTACCGAACCAACATTTGAAACTGACCCTCAAACGTTTGTTACAACTGTAGGTCTTTATAATGATTCAAACGAATTGATTGCTGTTGCAAAAACTTCTCAACCAATTGTTAAATCATTTGATAAAGAAATTTTAATTAAAGTTAAACTTTCATTCTAATCAATAATTATTTTAGATAAAATGATAAGCCCCCTAATCAAAGGGGGTTTTTCATTTATAGAATATTTATATAAAAGAAAATAATAGATGTTAAAACAAATTCCAAAATCCGATATTATAGTAAGACCTCTCAAAGTTTATAAAGAATGGAGATTGGATGAAAATGATATTAACCCTATTTTTGCTAAAAGTGGAAGTATTGGAGATTATGACGCAGAAATTGAAGAAAAATCATATGGATATTCTAAAATAAGTTTATTTCGTTCAATAAAGGCTCAATTTTATTTAAATCCAGAAACATCTTCGATGATAACGGAAGTTGGAAGAAGGAGGTCATATACTTCAAAAAATGAAAGAGTTTTACAGGAACAAATGGCAGTTTTTTCAATTCCACAACCGTATTATGGAGAAGGTATAAAACCAGGTACGGTTGTCTTCACCAACGATGCAACTTCAAAAACATTCACCGATGATAGTTATTCAAATTTAATAGATTCCGGTAGTAATGTAGCTGGTAATATTTTTTACGATAGGGGATTGATTATTCTAACTAGAGATGTAACAAGTGGTTCTAACGTTGGAAATTTAACTCAATTTACTTTGGACTTTCGTTCTACAAAAACAATATATGAAAACGAAATATTCATACCAGTATTAGAGGGAGAATTTAATTTTTCACAAAACCCATCGGCAGTATATGAAGATGGTGCTAAAAAAGTTAGAATAACCACAAGTAGAGCAGAATCACTACGAAAAAAACCAAATGATTCAGTTACTACATCTTTTTATGATGCTGGAATTAAAAATGTAAGAAATTCAAAATATCCATACGTTTCTAAATTAAATAGCGGAAAATATGGTAGTTTTGACGATTACGAATATAGTGGTTCAATAGACCCAACTGGTTCTTATTTAGCTCCATATATTACAACAATTGGATTGTATGATGACTCGTTATCATTGATAGCCGTTGCAAAATTACCACAACCAATTAAATCAGAACCAAATTATCCAATAAACTTTATCATACGTTTCGATACATAACGTTATATTTATACTAAATAAACACATATAAAAATGGCAAGCATTGTTGATATATACACAAAATCAACTCCTAAAACAGGAGTAGCTAATATTAAAGGTGGAGATAAAACTCCAATAAGTGCCGATGGTGGGAAAAACCTATCAACGGATGAAACCAAACTTAGCAAAGCTAGAAAAGGTGCAGTGAATACTACAAAAAAGTATTCAGAACTTTTCAAAAAATAATCAATGAGTTGGAAATTTAATGGAAATATTGTTACGGAGGAAAACACACCGGAAGGTGCAGTTGGGTTTGTCTATAAAATGATACACATACCAACTGGTAGATTTTATATAGGGAAGAAATCCCTAAATCAGGTTCGAAGATTGAAGCCCCTTAAGGGCAAGACTAGAAAGAGAGTTGTTAGAAGTGCTTCCGATTGGGAGAAATACTATTCATCAAACGAATGGATTAAATCCGAAGTAAAAGAAGGTAGAGCTGGTGATTTTGAAAGAGAAATTATCCAGTTTTGCTTTTCAAAGAAATCCTTATCATATTACGAAATTAAATGGCAGTTTCATTACGATGTACTTGCCAATGAACAATCAATAAACGAAAACCTTATGGGAAAATTCTTCCGTAGGGATATTATAAACCCATAGTTATGACAATACCTGAAATCGCACGTAAGTTCGGAATCTCCGAAGCTTATTTAAACGCAAAAGATGATGCACTTCAAATAGCAGCTGCATCTTTAATAGACCTTAAAGGAATGGTAAACAACAATGTACCAAGAGAACAAATTGCTAACAAATTACAATTCTTAGCAGACTTCCTTTATGATGTAAAGAATTCCAACCATTAATTAGGTTATATCGGATAATTTTCGTATATTTGTGATAATAATATCCAAAATATGCTATCTGGTAGGAATAAATTACAAATAATTACAATATTAGATTCTACACTCGGAGTGGGTTCATCCTTAAAGGGAAACGAACAGGCACACCATTGTCCATTTTGTAATCACCACAAAAAGAAACTTCAAGTCAACTTAGATACACAAAGATGGCATTGCTGGGTATGTGATTCTAAGGGTAGGAGTATATATTCTCTACTTCGCAAACTCAATGTGGATGTTAGGGACCTGAATAAGGTTAAAGATGTATATGGGGATGAGCCTGAATATGATTCTAAAGAAGAATATGTAATTAAGTTACAATTACCAAAAGAATTCAAACAATTGTACTTTTGTCCAAAAAGTATTAACCCCGCGTATAATCAAGCCCTTCATTATTTAAATAAAAGAGATATCACAAAAGCTGATATCGTAAAGTATAACATTGGATATTGTGAAGATGGGTTATATGGTGGTAGGGTTATTATACCTTCTTACGATGATAGTGGTGACCTTAATTACTTTGTAGCTCGTTCTTTCTATGAAGATGAGCCGTACAAATATAAGAATCCGCCAATTAGTAGAGATGTAATTGTGTTTGAGAATCAAATCAATTGGAACGAACCAATTATTTTAGTAGAAGGTGTATTTGATTCGTTCTCAGTAAAGAGAAATGTAATTCCATTGTTAGGTAAGTTTTTACTTAGCAAGTTAAAAAATAAAATTATGGAAAAAGGTGTTAAGGATGTAACAATTATGTTAGATTCTGATGCCGTAGATGATTCCACCAAACATACTGAATGGTTTATGAAAAATGGAATTAAAGTAAGGAACATTATACCAACTGATAAGGATGCTGGTGAAATGGGATTTGAAAAAGTAAATGAACTATTGAAAGGGGCTAAAGAAACCGGATGGGATGACTTAGTTCTATCCAAACTAAATAATATATGAGGTTAAAGAGAATTTACCATATTGCGGATATACACATTCGTAATATAAAAAGACATAAAGAGTTTAGACAAGTATTCTACTCTATGTTTGAGGAAATCCAAAAAAGAGGAACGGAGGATTCTATTATCTACTTAGCTGGAGATATAGCTCACGCTAAATTAGAAATGAGTCCTGAATTGGTAAGCGAGATTAGTTGGCTGTTTACCGAATGTAACAAATTATGTCCTACTATTGTAATCGCTGGTAATCACGATTGTAATATGAACAATTCAGACAGATTAGATGTACTTACTCCAATCGTTGATGCATTAAAGTTACCAAACCTAACGTATTTAAAGGATACGCAAGTTTACGGAATCGGAGATGTTGATTTTGCAGTATTTAGTATATTTGATAACAAAGATAATTGGCCTAAAGCTGATACTCTATTTGGTAATAAGAAGATTGCACTATTTCACGGACCTGTTGATAACTCTACAACCGATGTAGGGTATGTGGTTAGTAGTAGACACTTTACAACTGAAATATTTGATGGATATGATTTAGCCCTTTTAGGTGATATACATAAAAGACAAGAGATGGTATCACCAAGTGGATGTAAGGTTGTGTACGCTGGTTCTTTGGTACAACAAAACTTCGGTGAGACATTAGATAAGCACGGATTTTTAGTTTGGGATTTAGATACAATGACCTATGAGGAAGTTGATATCCAAAATGATTATGGATATTATACTATGGATATCGTAAATGGTGTAGTACCGGATGTAATTAATTTACCAAAGTTTCCAAGACTTAGAGTAAGGTTTTCCGAAACTGATGCCGCAGATACAAAGCGAGCAATAACTGAAATTAAAATAAAGTATGGAGTTGAAGATTTTACAATAATAAAAACCGATAGTTTAGCAAAGAAAAAAACCGGTGATAGAGATAACCAAATAGAACTTGAAGATATTACAAATGTTAATTATCAAAACTCTTTAATAACCGATTATATACAAAGGATGATGCCATTTGTAACACCGGAAGATGTATTAGGAATCCAATCATTGAATAAAGAAATTAATAGTAAGATAGTAATAGATGATTTAACCCGAAACGTACAATGGAAGCCGTTGAGGTTTGAATTTTCTAATATGTTTTCCTATGGTGAAGATAATATAATTAATTTTGATAAGGTTAGCGGACTAATGGGATTATTCGCACCAAATGCTAGCGGAAAATCATCTCTATTTGATGCGATATCATTTTGTTTGTTCGATAGATGTAGTAGGACATTCAAAGCAAGTAATATACTAAATAATCGTAAATCAGACTTCCATTGCCAATTGGACTTTAATGTAGAGGGAATCCCTTACTATATAAGGAGAGAAGCAAGGATGGTTAATAATGGAAGGAACGTTAAAGTAGATGTTCAATTCTGGAGGGTAAAAGACGGTATATCAGAATCCCTTAATGGAACTGAAAGGAGAGATACTAACTCCGTCATTGAACAATACGTTGGTAGGTATGAAGACTTTGTACTTACTGCTCTATCCCTTCAGGGAAACAATACCTTATTCATTGATAAATCACAATCC